ACTTTAATACTACCTGCACCACTAGCTGTAGCAAAGTTGTCTTCATCAAACGGAACACTAAACACTAACTCTTGTGGTGTACTAGACATTCCTGAGTAGAACATATGGCTCTTAAATGCAGCTACGTGTTTAGCACCAGTAACTGCTGTAGTTACTTCTCCACCCCCTGCTGATGATACATCTGTAGCAGATAGAGATGTGTTAAATACAGTTGGTGCATTTACTTGATCTACAAAAATAAACTTATCGTTGCCATCAAAGTTAAATCTTTCAAATCTATACCTAGCAGCAGACGTTCTACCTGTATCTCTTACTGTCCAACTTTCCGATACAATGTCTGACGCTGCGTGTGCAGCAGCAGTTGTACTACTTGCAGCTCGTGTTACACCTGTAAGAGTTGTTGCTGTCTTACCTGTATATGTAAATATCTCTGAGTTAATACCTACAGTACCACTAGAACTAAATGAAGTTGTTGATACTACATTGAGAGTACCAGACCCTGTCATACCAGTAGAAGATGCGACCTTTTGACTCAGTGTTGTACTAGCTGAACTATAAACTTTCTCACCTCTAGCAGCAAGAATGTAGTTGCTAAACAATGCAGACATTAATATAGGTTCAGTACTTAGTGTAGTTTCAGGAACTTGTTGAAAAATATAAGGTTTGAAACCATTGATACGTCTGTACCCACCTTCAACGTCTGGCTCAAAGTTAGTTAACTCTAGTGCCTGTCCGGGTTCCATAATAAAAGTAGACTTGTTTAAAACTAGCCCACCTTCACAATTAAAAGAAAACGGTTGTACTCCTGACTGATCAGCCATTAATTAACTCGTAATACTGTTTTTGAATTTCCTACATAACCTGTTGAAGGTATATATGTAGATCTTATATACTCAAATCTATTAACTAATAAACTCTGCATATTTTTTATACCTTGTTCAAATCTTTCAAAGTTTATACCGTACTGTTGTAACTCACCTCTGTATTGATATATAAATGCAGTTGCACCATCTACTATAACTGCAGCAAATCTATCAGGTATAGTTGTTGTACTGTCGTGTGCAGCCATGTCTGTAGGATACGTAAAGTAATCAAACTTTATTACGTATGATTTATCAGGGTACGGATACATTAAATAGTTATTATCGGGTGTTCGCACTACGTGAGTAGGTACACTTCCTTTATCAAACTGTGCAACTGTAACTCCACTAGCGTGAGCAGATGCAGTACTAGAGCTTGCACCTCGTGTTACACCTGTAAGATCGTTACCAAGTGTGCCTGTGTAAGATATAATTTCGTTACCTATATGTGCAGTACCTGAAGAATCAAACCCTGTAGTAGATGTAAGTGTCAGTGTAGTTACTGAGTCAGAGTGTGATCCATTTAATGTTGTAGTTGTTATTTCATCTTCTTGTTCTACTGCTCTACTTACGTAGTCATTATAATTTAAGATAGAAAGTTGACCTCCGCTAACTGCCAAGTCACTATCTTTAACTATTCTAAATGTGTTGTAGTCTACAACTTTGGTGGTTGTAGGCAATGAGTATCTAACTACTCCAGCCGTAAGTGTTTGTGATTTTGTTGCGTGATTAAAAGGGTAGTTATATTCTCTTTGATTTATATATCTTACAGCTTCATTGATAGCAGTCTTAGCTTGTGTTTGAATACCTCTAGACGATGAAAAAGTTGAACTAGTTAATTCAACTTCGTTTAATCGTGCAAGTACTTTATTAGTTAAAGTTAGATATGTTTCTGCCATCTAAATATCTTTCATAATTTAAAGTAAGCTTTGGGGGCCAAGTTAGACCCAGCCCCCGATATGCTTTTATTAGGCCAATGTGTCTCTGTCGACTTCATCGGCTGATGTGCTTCCCTGTTCGGAAACGTCCATCAATAGAGCGTAAACTCTAAGCTTACCTGCTGAGAAGGTAGCACCAGAACCTGCAAAAGTTAGGTCTAGTGTATCTGCTGAAGACAGGACAACTTCTGCTGAAGGTGTAACGCTTGGCGCATATGCCAAGTCTGAAGCACCGTCAATGTCAAATGCTGTTACATATTCGTCAGCGTCTGCTGCACCCAATGTTATAGTAGCATCTGTACCTGTGTTCATAGTTGCTGAAGTTACAACTTGGACACCAGCATGAAGTATATGAGTGTTAGCTGGTAGTGTAATACATTGTACTACGTCACCAGATGAACAATCAATAGCTTGTGCAGTCAAGTCAATTATTAGTTCGACTTGATACGGCATACGGCCTCTGTTAGAGTTACCTGTAGCAGGAAGTAAAAGTGATGTTATAGTAGCCATTTCTTAATCTCCCCTTACGCTGCGTTATATACGGCTTGAACAAGAGCTTCTGGACGAAGGATCTTTCTGCCATACAAGTGCATACCACGAACAATGTCAGCAAAGCTGTCAGGGTCACGATATGATTCGGTTTTATTGATCTGCTCTGCAGTAGCAACAGCAGAATCGTGTCCAGCCATAATTACACCGTAGTTAGAAAGCTGGTTCGCTGTACCAGAAGTACCCGGACCTGTTCCAACTGCAGGTAAGTTGCTTGAACTGTATACTCTGAAACCGCCTAAGTTGTTAACAACTAGACCATTACGTATACTTCCTGATGCTCCGAAGTCTGCATTGTGAAGACGAGAATCCTCATCACGTAGCATCTCCATGAACACTGGATCTACAACTAGCCAACGTCCACCTGAATCAACTTGCTGTTGATCAAGTAGTCTAGCCATACGAGATACAACCATCAATGGTGATGCTGTAGCTGTTGGCAAGGATGTTGCACCCGGCATACGTGGAGTCAGCGGAATGGAGTGCGTTCCTGCTGAAGTAGTAGTGATGTTACCAAAGTCACCTTTATTTAGTTTCATGCTGGAAAGAAGTTCATCTGTTCCTGCAGTTGAAACTGCCACACTACCATTTACAGTTGAGTTAACTGTATCTGCTGCACTGTGAATTGATGATTGTTTGTAACCTGATAGGTAGCCCAATACATCTTGGTCGTACTGGTCAGCCAAACGATATGCTGCTCTATCAGAAGCAAGTTGCATAAAGTTTACGTGGCTGTGAGCTTCTTCAATGTCGTCAATCTTGAAAGCAAAGTAGTTTGATTTGTCGATTGTCAACGAGAAGTCCTCATCGTCAAGGTCTTGTGGTAGAATAGTTGTACCACGAGCATATGCCTTAACTGAGATTTCAGGCTCTTTGATTATTTTAACAGTATCGCCTTGTGACGCAATTTCACCGAAGTAATCAGAGTTAGTAATATCTCCAACTACGGTAGACTTGCGAAAAGCAACCTGTACTTTCTTCGAGTAGATAATCGAAGAGAAGTTTCCGTTTGGCAGGTTACCATAACCTGCTGCTGTTGAAAAAGCCATGTTAAATTCCTCCTATGGATGTTTGGCTTACGAATTAAGCTAAACGGTAGTAATAAGAGGCTGAACGGTCAGGGTGCAATTAAAGCAAGACTAGCTATTCTTAACTTTTATTGGGCCTTTGGTATCAGGTAGGTCTTATCGGTTAGTTTAGACTTTGTGTTGAAATATAAACACTGTGGGTAGCTTACTTAAAAGGGCCACTAGTTTTTATAGGTAGTACTAGTTATATCAAAGTGAGACATATTTGTCAACACTTTTTTTTATCGGGCTGCACCTGTCATATCGTAGACAAATCGCCCTGTACGCATCGCTTCCATTATTTCATCGGAACGATCTTCGTATTCTTTAGCTGACATTTTATTTACGTCAGACTCTGTAATTTTACTGCTAACTTCATCTGCATCTACAGAGGTACGTCCTTTCTTAGTGACGATAGCTGCTGCTGCTTTTTTAGCTGATGCTTTTTTAGTTTTATTAACTATGTTATTGTCTGCTTTATACAAATCTATTACACGAGCAACTGATGCTGCGTCATCTGAGTTTTCGTATAGAGCATCTTTAACCCATTTAGGTTGTATTTCTACCCAATCATGGAACACATCACTTTCTTTTAGCTCATCAAAGTCAGAATGTATAGCTCTTATCTCTGCTTCAGCTTTAGCTCTATTAGCTTGTTCAGCTATTTCATCTAGACGAGTAAGTCTTTCATCGGCTGCATCGTACATAGCTTTAGCTTCTTTCTTTGCTAATGTAGCTACAATGTTTGCAACATCAGGATACTTTTCTTTCCAAGCTTCTAGTTCTGCTTCAGTAGTAGGAGCAGCAAAGTTTGCAGGATCAGCTACTTTAGCTTCTAAAGTTTTAACTTGTTCAACCAATTTATTTTGGTGTCTACGAAGATCATCATACCGTTTTTTGTATGTTTTTTCTTCTCGTGTTAAATCTGTGTCGTCTTCTGCTTTAGCTTCTACTTCTTTTGGAGCTTCTGTTTTTGCAGTCGTTTCTACTACTTCTTTTTCTTCTTCAACTGCTTCTTCTTTTCCAGTTTTTAATAGTTCTTCTAGTTCTTTTTCTTCTTTTTCTGCTCTGCGTCTATTTGCATTAGTGTGTTTGCTGTCAACAAAGCCAGCAGTCTTAGGTGTTTCCATAGTTGATAGTTCGGGCATATTATATTCCTTTTATGTTGGGGCCAGCATCACCGGGTAGCCTTATAGTTGTTTTGCCTTATAGTTATTTTTTAGTCTTGGTCTTCTTTTTAGTAGGTTTCTTTAGTAGTCCACCTTTTTGATAAGCACCTGAACTACCTCCACCAACTCCTGTGTAAGATACAGAAGGACGCATTGGAGCAGGTCTACTTTGACTTACAGCCCCACTACTACTTGAGTCAGAACTAGATGGTTGACTTCTACTACCTCCACCGTACTGACCTTCTCCTCTTGGATCATCTAGTCTATCATCTGAACCTGTCATGCCACCACCATAAGTAGCAGTTCTTCCAGTAGGTGTACTTCCAATAGGTCCACCGCCTACTCCACCTAAATCTTCGTCACGTATTTCTTTAGTTAATGTTTTAGATACTCCAGTAGGAGCTACAATTTTTGCTCCTCCTTTAGGTGTAAGGTCTTCACCTTTTGTATCAGCATCAGGAGTAACTGTTTTGTATTTAGATTGAAACTTAGTAACAATAGGGTCAGTAGATTTAAACTTAGTATTTATTTGATCTTTAGTTAATGTTTTGTATCGTGAACCTAAGAAGCTTTCTTCTTTTGTTAAAAGCCCTTTAGTAATCATGCCATCTCTAAAGAGAGTTTTATCAAATACACCATCTTTTTTTGCACCATCTCGTATTTCTTTTATTTGAGTTAAATACGCTACCATTTCAGGACTTACCTTTTCTTGCTCTCGCATTACTTTGCCTTTTAGTGGTCCTTCTGTATGAAACACAATATTTCCTGCTGCATCTCGTAATGCATTTTGACCTACACTTCTTGTTCCTTTATCAATTATATGCTCAAGAGCAGCGTCTATATCGTTTTGATATACTTTACTACCACCCATTACACCACTAAGAATTTTTGATCCTAGTCCGGGTAACTCCATACCGCCAGATTCTAAGATTAAATTTACAAGTTCTTCTGGGTTAGCCCCCATAGGTGTAGGTCTAACTCCTTCAGCAGGATCATACATTTCATCTTGTTCTTTTCTTTGTTTATATGCAGCTAACTCTTCACTATCTTGTATAAAGAACCCTTGATTAATTAGTGCATTGTAAGCTTCTATATTAGCAGGTTCACCTCCTATGTATTGTAGTACTTGTAATGCTCCTGTTGCAGGGTTTACAAATGTTACAAATGTAGATTCAGATCCTGCAGGAGTAGGTGCTGTAGTTTGTGTTTGCTCTAAAGCTTGTACATTAGGGTTTAAATTAGGGTTGTATACACTTGCACCCGGAGTTGCGTACTGAGTTAAAGGGTACTGTAAAGGATTATATGCAGTTGATGTATATGTTGTGTTGTCTCCACCTGTTTGATATTGACGTACAACACCACCTTCATTCATTAGACCTTTTAACATTTCCATTTCGTTGTTATTAATATCAGGTTTAACATCTGCCATTTGATCTTGCATAGGCATAGCTACAGGAGTAGGAGTAGATGTAGGTTCGCCACCTATTCTACCAGCTCTATCCATAGCAGCTAATCCTTGCATAGCTTGTGTACGTAAATCTTCAAAGAACTTAACACCAAAGAATCTAACTACGTTAGCTGGAACTACATACTCACCATCACTAAGTCTAGCTTCTACATCATCTCGTACTTCTTTAGCCATACTTCCGGGTGGTATTGGGTTGCCGCTTACAGGATCTACTTTTAGTCCATCATCATCTAGTTTTCCCATATCACGTTTACCAAACATTTCCATTTGTTGTTCTATAGCCATCAGTAAAATCCTTTTGTTTTATCGTCATTGTTAAATTCATCTCGCATATACTTTAAACGTCTGAGTGCAGCTATCTCACCTTGCGCTCTGTATATCTTTTCGACATCTACTTCTTGTTCTAGTCTTTTGTGTACTAAAGTAATAGTCTCATCTAAATATTCTAAAAAAGAATCCCATACAGGTTTTTGATTTACTATTTGTTTTAATTCTCTCACGCTGCTACACTCGTGCTTCTTGACATTAAGCCTTTCTTTTGTAAGTTACCTACAACTAAACCACCCTTACTAAATTCTAACACAAAGTCTTGCTTGCCTAGTTTTTCACTTAGTTTGCTGATATCTATTACTAAAGCGTTTTGCTCTGCTATTCTTTTTGCTTGAGTAGATTCACGCAAAACTTGTCTTTCGTTTTCTACTAATTTAATTAATTTTAGCATAACGTCATTGGGACTCGTAAAAAGACTTTCTGTTTCATATTTGCTAGCTCTAAAAGCTAGTAACTGAAGACGAGTATGTGTTTGTTTTAGTGGGAATGTTTGATACTGACTAGGGCTATAAGTACCGTATTTTATAACATTTATCCAAGCATCTGTAAAATCTTTATTGTTGGATTGCATAATATCAGGAGGAAGTCTATTGTCTTTTATATTTTTTGTAACAAAGTCGTCATCAAAAAATTCATTTCTTAAACGAGGAGAAAGCTCTGCAATTAAGTCTATATAATTTCTTAATTTTTTTTCTAAATTTTCTATATTTGTGTTAAGTGTTTTATTAATATAAATAGGGTCTGCAGGAATAAGATCTGTTTTCCTTGTTATTTCTTCTGAACTCCTTTGATTATCTGCTACTTTCATAAAGTTGTCTAGTGCTTCATTGTATTTACCTATTCCTTTTTTACGTTTGTTATAAAACTTGTCTAATTCATCATATCTTTGTTTGCCTCTGAAAACTTCTAAACGTAACTCGTCAAGTTTCATAAGTTCTTTTATAGAAATCTGTTTATCTATTTTTTTTAAGTCTATTCGTTGTGAACTAATACTTAAGTCTTTTGGTATTACAGGAGAGTATACAGGAGTTGGCGTTTCAAATGTTGTAATTAATCCGTCTTTCTTTAATTTTTTAAGTGCATTTTTTATAGCTGTATCATAAGTTTGAAAAAACAATCCTTGTGTTACTTTTTTGTGATACCTTTCTATGCTTTCGTTGGGATCTCGTACATTCATCCCCATTTTTACTCTTGAGTCAAATGGTACTCTAAATATACTTTTGTCTCGTAAAGAAGCAATTTGTTCAACAGAAGGAATAACAATTTGTTTTATGTTATTTTTATGAGCGTAAGCTATAGTTGCTTGAAGTAGTTGTTTCATTACAGCAGTCATACTTTCTGCAGGTAAAGGGTATAACTTAGGTTTAGGAATAGAACCACTTTTTAGAAAATCTTTATCTTCACTTATTTTTCTATTAAATTCAGGGTATCCTAAATAATTATTTTGATCTGTAAAATCTGATTCTTTAAATCCTTGGTCGTCAAGTGTATCACGTGTGATTTTTCTTTTTACAGGCACATTAAGAATACTTTGTTTCATTAAAGCTTTGTGATATCTGAGTGTTTCTTTGTCATCTTTAAATGCTTTTAATAATGTTTCATTGTCTAACATAAATGATTGTAGTAAATCACTTTGGCCTTCAGTAAGATACACATATTTTGTATTTAATTTTGAGTTAGGGTTTTTCTTTCTCCATTCAGAAAACGTATTTAAATACGCAGACTCTTGAAAATTGCTTCCCTGTTTTGACGGAAACTTGCTAAGTGTTTCTGGAACAATTCTAGTTTCATCTACAATATCTATTCTAGCGTGAGCTAATGTATCAGCAGTATAATGTTGATTACCGTCTGCTAAAACATCTAAAAGTCTTTTATCGTACAGATTAACTAATTCTTCAAACCCTTTATGTGGAACAAGTCTAAGTCTAATAGTAGCGTAAGTCGGTCCTTTTTTAAAATCATATAGGGGAGTTCCGTCATGTCTATCAAATCCATAAGTATCCATCTTTTTTTTAAGAGCTACTGTATTGGGATGATCTAGTCCTTTTATTACTGCAGAACTATTGTATGCCTCTACTATTTTAAGATACTTTGAACGAAGACGAAAATAATTATCTAAATAAACTCCCGGTCTTTGGTACTTTTGATAATCACTTGCTCTACTAAACGCTTGTGCAAAACCTTCTCTAGAGTCTATGTCTGCAATCTGAGGGTCAAATACATTATTTTTTGCAAGTGTATTTACTCTATCATTTATAACTTCTACACCCTTATTCATTAATTTTACTGGATCAGTTTCATCTATATAAACAGCTTCTAATCTAATAGCGTTTCTATTAATTAAATCTTGAGCTGCATCTTTATCAAATCTATCTAAATCAGTTACACTAAATATTTTATCAAATTCAGTATCTTGTCCTGTTGGAATATTATACTCATTTGCTAATTTTTCTTTAATTTGTTTTAAAGATAATCCTTTTTTAGGAAACTTTATATCATTTATTGCAACTGCTAAAGGGCTATAAAAATCAGCTAATTTTTTATATGCATTGCTTTCTAGTTTAACGTGTCCAAAACCTTCTTCAAGATCAATTAATGCTGTGTCAATTTCTCCTGTTTCAAATGCCATAGCTGCTTCATGTCGGGCTTCTTCATATGCTCTTCTATCATAGCCTGCTGCTTCTAACACATCATCAGTTGCTTGTCCTTCCCTCAAAAGTTTATCTGCTTCACGTAATCGTTTCATTTTAGGATTAGCTTCAGGACTAAACGCATCACTAACTTTAGCTTGGCTTTCAAGAACTTGCATACGAGTTTCATCTTTTGTGCTAAAAGGTTCTAACTTAATAGGTTTTTTCTTTTTTCCTCTTGCCATTAAACCTAATACTTCTTCATCTTTAACAACAGGTTTAGGAGTAGGAGTTTTTATGCCTCCTATTATTCTATCAAAAAATCTTTTTACAGCACTAGACATTATTGAACATTTCCTGTAAATCCTTGTTCACCCGGATTAGGAACTGTACCTGTTCCTATAGTACCACCACCTGCTCCTGTAGTATCTCGTACTTGAACTCCAGCAGGAGGTTGTTGTGGTGAAGGTGGTTTACCAGCAGGAGGTTTCATTGGTCCACCTGCAGGAGGTGCAACAGGTGGTGCGCCTTGTGGTGCTGCTTCAGGTACAGCTTCAGGATTTTCTTCTTTAAACTTTTTAAATATCTCTGCTTGTATAGCTGCATCACTCATAGAGTTAGTAACTTTATCTGGATCTAAATCCATACTTTTAGCTATCTCTCTAATGATAAAGTCCATCTTAGCAAATGGTGCAAGTATTGGATTTTGAACTACACCTAAGAACTGCATTAGTCGTTGACTACGTACTTCGTTAGCCATTAGACTTTCTGTACCATTAGCTCTTATTTCTAAGTCGCCTTTAATTTCAGTATCGTAATCAAACTGCATATTAAAACTAAAGAAAGCTTTACCTAGTGGGCCTAGTAAGTAGTCGTCAACATTTTTAACTACTGTTCGTATGCTACCATTTGCCGCACCCATAAGCATAGAGATACCCGATGCAGTTCGTCCTACACCTGACACACCAGTTTGTCCGTGAGCAAAGCTAGGAAAGCCTGTGCTTTCATCTGCAAGTACACGAGCCTTATCAAATAGCTGCATATTTTCTTGAGCTACATTAGGAAACTTAGTACCAAAGATGCCTTGACCCGGTGCGCCACCTTGTCTACGGAATACTTTACCGGGATACACACTCATGTCTTGACCGGGAACTAAGTTAGTCTCGTCAACTTCTATGAGTAAGTTACCACTAAGTACAGCATTGTCTACAGCCATACGCATAAATCCATTCATAAGAGTTTGTGTATCGTCCATGTTTTCAGCTATGCCTACACCAAAAAAACTATAAGGGTTAATTTCGTAAGGTACAGCGTAGTAAGGTAGTATAGCTGGTTTAAAAGGGTTCATAACTAGACGCAGTACTTGTCCGTTACATACCCAGACGTTTGTGCTTACTTCATCTAAATCTTTTAATTCATTAGGTATTTCAATGTCGTGTTCTTTTAATAACTCAACATCAACATATCCCCAAAACTCTTGTACATCGTAACGCTCTGCAGAACTTTGCTGGGCGTCATCTTCCATTTCTTGTTCCCACCATTTTTTTTCGTAAGACTCACCTAATTCAACAGCGTTATCTATTGCATTAGATCTAAAGAAAGGGCGTTTCTTTAAAGCTCTCATTTGTGAGCGAGACATCTTGTGACGTTCTAAACAATACTCTGCTTCATCCATGTTAGCTGCATCAGGGTCAGGATAAAAATTCCACACTGATACATAGTTAGTTGCAGGTACAGTTTTAACTACAGGATCGTAGTTACCTTCGTCATTCCAATTAGGGTATTCTTTATTAACAGCTAACGGTCCTTTCATAATACCTGTACCAAATAAAGACAACTCAAATGCAGCTAAACGTAATTGTTTATTAGCATTAGACTCTTCAAGTTGGTCATGTATTTTCTTTTGCATTTTTTTAGCTGCAACCATTGCAGGATGAAAAGATACAGATGTAGGTGTAATAGGAGTAGTCTCTACTATTAAATCACTTACTGGCTCTAGTTTTTTTTCTAGTGGTCCTAATCTTTCTTTTAAACTAGTTAGCGTGTCTCCCGGTTCTAACACAGTATCTGGTGTTATTAAAGGTTCAGGCTTAGAAAAAGTTTCAAGAGACTCTTCTGCAATTTTTTTACCCATATCATCTGTTTCAAATGACACAGTATCAGCTACCCCTTCAGGTAATTTAGTTGGATTTACACTTAATGGAAATGTATTATTTCCAAATAGTACATCTACAATTTGTCCATATGCAGCAAGAGTTTTAGTTTTAGTTACTTTAACAAATACCCTAGATCTTTCTGCTTCTGTAAACTTTACATCTGCAGAATACAAACCTCTGTAGTTTCTGTAAGCACTCATCCATCTTTGCTCATCAACAAATCTAGCATCTTCAGCTTTTTTAAAGCGATCTTCTACAAGTTGAACTATGCTTCCTGATTTAGGATCATCTGAGTTTTCTGTATCTTTAATGTCATCTAATGAAGAAGATGCATCAGTTTCCATAAAGTTGTTTGTATCAGTCATAAGTATTAATATCCAAATGTAGGATCAGACGCTTGAAAGCCTGATCGTTGTGTTGCTGGGTTAAAGTCCCAAATAGAACTACGAGGTCGTGTCATTATACCGTATCTTAACGCATCATACAAGTGATCTTCTGATTTAGTATCTACATCCTCTGAGTTATTTTTATCTAATGGTAACGCAGGTATCTGCGATATTGTATTTGTACAGGTAGACATGAATACGAGGCGAGGTGCGTCAGTAAACTCATCTACCTGCAGGCGTCTATGTAGCTCGTTTTTACCTGCCACTCGTGAGCCTTTAGAACGATCAGAAGGACGCCATCTGCATCCCTTCATATTCATCTGTTCAGCAAGGCTTGGACCTGTATCACCTCTCTTATGCCAAAGGGAGCTATCCAAGACACCGTATCGAATTGTTCCATCTTCTTGTTCAGCATTTAAGATCATATCTGCTAAGTCTGTCGCTGTAACTTTAGAACAATATAATTCTCTGTACACAATTAATTGATCATCAGGAGCAACTGCAATCCAAAGTACACCTGTGTGACTCCCATATCCGTAATCACAGGCCCGAAATCTAGCCCAACTTTGAGGTATTTTAAAAGGATCAATTACGTGTATGCTTCTATTAAATTCAGGGAATGCTGCACCTTCGCTTACATCCCAGTTTCCATCTAGTAGTTGTTTTCTTTGATGCTCTGGTAATGACAAAAGCATTGCTTCGTAGTCACCACCTTCAGCAAGATAAGGGTTATCAAATAAACTAGCAGGTATAAACCTACGTTTAAATAAAGGTTCACCCTCTTTAGTGTGGCCTTTAGGAAATGTAATAGTATCTCCTGTTTCAATGTTTGTAGCCCAAAAAGGTTCGTTATAAGGTGAAGGGTCTATAAACATTTTTTTAACCCATTGATGTCCTGCACCTCCGGGGTTTGTTGTAGCTCTCATGTACAAACCTAATTCCTTAGAGTATGCACTACGCAAACGAGATCTCATATAGTCCCAAGCGTAAGGAGAACTCCATTGTGTTAACTCGTCAAAGCCTATCCAGTTAAACGCTTGTCCTTGATATCGTGTTACATCTAAGTCTTTATCTAAGTACGACATCCAAAGTCTGCCACCTCTAGGTGATATCCATTGGCTTTTTCTTTCTGACCACTTTATACCGGGTATAGCACGAGGATATAACTCTTGGCTTTTTTGTATAAGTTCTCTTAGTTCTTCTGTAGTGTGTCTAACTAGTAGCCCACTAAAGTTTGCGTTGTTTAATCCGTGTAACGGATCAGCTAACATAGCGTAAGATTTACCGCCACCTGCTGCACCACCGTAAAGTACTTCTCTTTCCGATGAAGACAAGAAGTCCGTCTGTGGTCCGTCATTAGCTTTGAAGACTACGTCTTGGGCTTCTTGTACATCGTATGCTGGTGCTATAGGTTTAGCAGGTACAGCTTCAATTTCTTTAACTAGAGTAGGTTCCGACTTTTTGCGTTTCGAGGTTCTCAATTTCTTGGAGCGTTTGGGCAAGTTTTTGGGCAAGCCTACGTTTAATAGCAACTGTTTTTTTACGTTTTCGCTCAATGTCTATTCTTTTCTTTAGTCCCATGTGGGATATACTTCGGCCTGTTTGTCTAGATAACCACTGAGCTACTTCTCTGTAACTGTATTGTAGTAAATGTCTTTTAGCTACTTCTAGTGCTTCTAGCTCATCAATTACAGGATCTAATAGTCTGTCATTGTTGTCATTAATTTTATAACCAAACGGAACAGTTTTTAACGATACTCTAGCAATCGTATGCCAATGTTTTTCTTTTCCTCTTTTAGGTTTAGGTAATTCCCAATACCCTAAGTCTTCACGTTTTATTCGTTCTTACCTTCTTTAGCTGGTAATATAAATACACCGCCACCAGATGAATTAACATCTACACGATCTACTTTACCAAATCCACCTCTGTCTAATAAGTCTTTAGCGGCTGACATCTTGTCTCGTATACCTAACTCTGTAGGATCATCTAATGCTCTAGCCATAGCTACAGCAGCTTTAGGTGCAATCTGAGCTAAGTAATCAGTAGTTGCACTAACGATCTCGTCTTTTAAAGAATCAGTTACAGCTTTAGTTGGTGTGTTTTCACTGTACCCTGCAAGTTTTTTTGCAGTAACGTGACTACCTCCAGCTTCTTCAAACAATACTTCTAAAAACTTTTTTTGATTGTCAGTTAATACTCGTGTCATTTTTTGTGAACTTTCTGTACTTCAAACGAAGCTTTCTTTACTGCGCCTGCGTGAGGTTTATATTCACCTTTCATTAGCTTGTATCCTTTACCTGCTTTCATCCAGTGAAAACCTTTTGGTGCTTCTACAGTTTTGTTTGCCATGTTATTCTCCTGCCATTTCTAATGCTGCTTCTAATGTCTCATCGTTTCTACGTGACCACCCTCTACCAAATGTTTTAAACGTAGAAAGGCTTTCGTAAAACTCTTGACGAACAGAGTGCATCTTAACTATTACATCGTGAGGTTTCATAGCGTGAGTAGCTTTAACTGTCATAGGGCCAATAGCACCATCAGCAGTAGCACCAACCACCCTCTGTAACGCTTTCGCTGCCCTGCCCATTCCACTATTAACACCCCAATCAAACACAGACCAATCCACTCCACTAGGTAGATCATCACAATGCCCCCTATCCCAGTAATTACTTCTGTATATAGGTGAGACATCAATCTTTGTTAATGCTCTCATCTCAGCTTCAGTAGCGTTACGCTTGATGTACTTTTCGTATACTGCTTTCGTAACACCTAAGTTGGTCATGCCACCCGGATCGTCAGGATGATTTACGAAACCACCTTCGTGGTGTAAAAGCATATCTAAACATTTAGAGAAGTTTGCTGCACTCATTTCTTAGCTATGCCTTTGCTCTTTTCATAGCTACGTAAACCGCCAAGTCCTAACATTCCCATAAGAACAGTCATAAGACTACCCATATCAAATGCAGGTAAAGGTGGTAGTGTAGCTCCAAACATTGTAGCAAAGAATAAAATGCAAGGCTGCAAGATAAAGTGATACAGCAATGCAATTCCACAGATCCAACCCACAAAAGGTCGCCATCCTCCGATAAACAAAGAACCAGACTTTGCCTCTTCTTGATTAACTTTAATCTGAGACATTGCTAGTTCTTGTGCGTGGCGTTCAGCCATAGTGCTTATCTCGTGAGCGAGAGCATTCTTTTGGTCTTTGTCTTCAATAAACTTGTCAAGAAGACCAGTGACAGGTGATATAAGTTGAGCTAACATTATTTAACTTTCTTCTTTGCCATACCACCTTTATTCATAAAGCCCATTTTATTACGTACAGCTTTAGGTAGTTTCTTTAAACCTTTTTGATTAGCTGCAGGTTTTTTCATAGACATTCCACCTTCTGCATAACCCATCATTTTTTTCTTTTTAGCCATGCCGCCACCCATCATTTTAGCTGCAGGTTTTTTCTTTGCCATTCCACCAGCCATCATCTTAGCTTTTGGTGGTCTACCTTTTTTACTTCCATATGTACCTTTTCCTCCGGGCATATGCTTCTCCTTTTTATAATAGTGTTATTATTATTATTTTTTCTTTTTAGCCATGCCGCCATACATATAGCTCATGCTTTTCTTTTTAGCCATGCCACCACCCATATAGTTTGATGGTTTTTGTTTAGTCATACTGCCAGCTAATTTTAACTTCATTACATCCATTCCTCTACCTGCACAGCCACCACTTTTTTTCTTTGTCATTGCCATTGTTTATAAATCCTTTTACTAATTTCAAAACGCTCAACACCGATGTCTCGCAGTTCTCTGTCTGTCATGTTTTGTAATCTCCAGTAGTTGGCTCTTCGTTCTTGTGCAGCTACTGCTCTGCGCCATAAATTTTTTAGCATGATATACTTCCTTTTTTTAATAAAGTAGGTCAGGAAATCTGACTTACTACGGAAGTTATATCACACTTAGTTATAACATAAAATTGTTTTTATTGCAACCCTGTTATGTGTTTTTACTTCTTTTTACAATCACAGAAACCTGACCACCCAAATAGGTATAGTATAATTCCTGTAGCAATTAGTCCTGCAAGTCCAGTGCTGCCTAACATTTCAATTAGCTCGACTATGTTAGCAACTGCATTACCTAAGAATATTAGATTACTTGATCCTACTAACATCGAAGCTACGATAGATAGTGTGATAAGTGAAATTCCTATTTCAGTAATACTTGCAATAGATGTTCGTATTTTATCCATAATGTATGTTCCTTTTAGTTATTAAACTTAAAGTGGCTGTTATCTAAACAGACCTGTCTTTCTCATATCTATTAATCCTCCCTTTGCTCGTTTAGTTGCTACACCTCTTTTGTAACGCTTTTTACGTTCTTGTTCTAATAGATCTGCTTCTCTTTCTATACGTGTTCTAGTATCTCTTTGATTTCCTGCTCTTCTAGCATCTCGTTCTCTTTCTTCTTTATTATCCATACGTAATGCTCTGTCTAATGCATCTTGATCTTTTTTTCGCTCTTCCATTTTTTGTACTATTTTTCTAGCAGAATCTCTTTCTGTAGCTTTTCTATCTGCTTTTTTTATTCTAAACTTAGCAACTGCTTTTGATAAATTGTCTAACGCTTTAGCAGCTTCAGGTCTTCCTCTGACTACAGTAGTAGTAGTAGATGTTACTTTAGCTCTTCCTCCTGAAGATTCATCAGGTGTTTTACTATTAGGTTTTTTAGCTACAGTATCTATCTTTTTAGTTTCTGTTTTCTTTCTTGTTGGTCTTTTAGGTGGGGCAGCAGAAGTTTTAGGTGCAGCAGATTCTTTTTTCTTTTTTGCTGGTCTTTTCTTAGGTGGTGGTGAAGTTTTTAAATCTTCAGCGTAAGCTGCAATCATTATGTTGCCATTTTTATCTGTGTAGTAAAGACTTCCTGCCTTTTTAGCTGCAGCAATACTTCTATACTTACCTGCATTTTTTTTAGCTTCTTTAACGGAAAGCCCTTTAGATTTTAATTGAGCATTAATCCATCTTGTTAATCTACTTGCCATTGTGTGTCCTTTTTATTTTATGTATCTGTGCCTGTATTATTCTTATCCCAGTTTATACATTTTACATCTATTATTTTAGAAGCAGGAAATTTTTGTCTTAAATAAGGTAATCCTACAGTTTGTAATTGTTCATAGCATATTGCTTCTGTTTTAAATACAGGTCCACCAAATGTCGTACATTCTGTACTAACATACATAGAACATATGAGAGCTAACGGTGTCCACATACAGTTACCACTTTACTTTATCTGCCCAGTAAGCTGCACTTAACTTACCACGCTTAATGTTTTTACGATGTCTAGCTTTAAAACTTTTACGTTTAGCTTTCATCTTTGCAGACTCGCCAGCTTTAGCTTTACCTGCAGTCTTTGCGCCTTGCTCACCAAAGCGTATCATTTTTATAGTGTCGCCTTCTTTAGCGAGAACTACGTGAGATTTAGTTGGATGTTTAGGAGTACGTTTAGGTTTGTTGTACCCTGCAAATGTTTCGCCTCTATACGTTATACTCATTTAGTTACCTGCCAATGGGTTATCTATTGCACGTTGTATTTTTTTATCTAAGGCTGCTTCTAAGTTATCTAACTTCTGATCTAGCTTTGACATCTTAGAGTCCATACGTTCTTCAAAAGAACTGATAGTAGATTCAAACCGTAGTTCAAAAGTATTAATAACTCCTCGTACATCTTCTATGTTTTGGCGATTACGAGAGTCTTGTTTTTCTAAACGTGCTTCTTGTTTATCTATATTAGCGTTTATCTTGTCTGACTTAACTTCAATAGCGTTGTTTGTCTCTGCTGTATCTTGGTTAAGATCCATTCGTAGATCGTGTAGATCTGTTTGTAGTTGAGCAGAAATAGCTTTGACAGAATTAATTTGCTCTCGTATTACTGCTGAAGTTGAAGCATCTACTTCTTTGAGTGCATTAAACTCTGCACTTATAATACCTAGCTCACCTTCTACCATAGTCATATGATTATCTATATGAGATAAATCAGGAGATACAAAGTTAGCTATCTTTTTTTCCATAGATAAATATCTTTGATAGGCTTCAAAGCCACCCCAGAGTCCACCTATGATTGTACCTATAAGTGGAATAATAAGTAGAAGCTTTGACCCTCCTACTTTTATACCTTTGTATTCTACTTCAGCCATTAGACTTTCCTATACGATCTAGTTTTCTTAGCTATAGTCTTAGGTTGTTTACTAAACTGTTTACCTTTTTTAGTATCTTGTCTTTTCTTTCTTGTAGTTGCAGCGTATTCGCTACTAGATAAAGACTTAATTGCGCTTGAAGGTAAATATCTTTCACCAGTTTTACTAGATGGTTTCCCACTTTTAGTTCGCCACTTCTGTTTTGTCCATGATTTTAAACTCTGTTGACTAGGCTTGACTACCACTATGTGTATCCTCCACCTTTAGCTTTATATTGTTTAGCCAGCATCTGGGCTTTACGCCCAGACCACTGACCGGGATTTCCGCCCTTGCTTCCTGATTTTATGCTGCTAAATAATCGTTTACGCATTGTTGGTTTAGTATAGTTACCAGCTTTGTTAACAGTTGATTTCTTTTTTACAGCCATGTTAATCTACCTATTAGCTAAAGCTATGACTTACAGTACCATCTCCGAAGAGTGTACCACTCACTAGCCAAACTGCAGCAGTAATAGCTACGCATTTTACGTATCCACCGATGAAACGTCCATCTGTGTCAGCATCTAATGTCAAACGATAGTCTGCTGCTGCTGGGATATTCCAACCTGCAGTGTCAATGTTTTCGTTAAGTGCTACAACTGAACCTAGCTCATCTTTGTCTAAGGATAGAATTGCGCCTTGCATTGTGTCGTCACTGGATGCACCTTGAATAATGCACGTACCAGTAAATGTTGTGCCTACGTGGAACTCATAGGTTAGACCTGCGGCTGCTGTAGGTAACGTAACTGTAATACCGCCAGCACGATTCAATGAGAAAATTGTACCTGACTGCGCTGATGTCGGTGAATAGGTTGCGTCAGTAATGCTCACAACAGGTTGTAAAAATGCTGCTGAACCTGATATAGTTGCATTACCTGTAATGTCTACTCCGTCTTTAAATTCAACGGATGTTTCGTATTCTTCAATACCTTGTGTAATTGTAGTAGTTGCCATATTATATTATCCTTTTTTAAATATGTTTATTTTTATTGTAGTACCAAACGCATAGTAACGTCACTGCCGCCTACACGTTGATAATTTAAGTACTGTAGTGTAGTACCTGATTTGGGTACAACTAAAGTATGTAACCCTGCCGCAAGTTTTAAATCATTTGCTGTAGATATTGCGGCTGTTGAAGATGCACTAAAATTGTAGTATATCTCCGCTGATAGATGTACGATAACGGCTGCTGCAGTTGTTACATTTGTACTACCTGCACTGCTCCCTACAGTGACAGCAGACTGAACTGAAAAGCTGCTATTAGTTCCTACATCATTAATGGATGTTGTTGACGATGTTGTCATATTATATCTCTCCTATTTATATTGCAAATCAATTAATGCATTCATATTTACGTGGGACTTTCCTGTTAGCATAAAGGACGCAAAGTTATTATCGCTTATTTTTGCGTCAGGTACAACCCCACTTGTAAAGAAACCTTGGATATCTGGCAACATTTTTTGTGCTGAAAAGAACTCCTTAGTGTCTCCTAGTACCTGCATTACAATGAGTGTCTTTAATTGATTCGCAGAATCATATCTGCCTTTGTCACCCATCTTCTTAACGATCTTACTACCTGCTTTTTGTTTAGCTTCTTTTTTTTCTGCTTTAGTTTTTGGTTTAGTAGCTTTCTTCTTTATTACTTTAGCTGCAGGTTTTTCTTTTGTTTCTTCTTGTTTTTTAGTTTCTGTTTTCTTAGGTTCAGGTTTAGCCTCTTTTTCTGTAGGCTCTTCCTTTACTTCTTCTTCCTGAGTCTCTGTTTCTGGTTCGTCTTGCGTTTCAGGTTCTGGCTCTGGCTGTGACTCAGGTTCTGATTCTACTGTTTCTTCTTGCGGCTCTGGGTCAGGAGTACTCTCTGCTGGTTCAGGGTCTGCTACTGCTGCCACTTCTATTTCTTCTACTGGTGCTTCTGTTACTTCTACAACTTCTACGTCCATTTCCATTTCTACATCTACTGCAGTTACTGGAGCTTCCATTGTCATGTCTGGCATATCAAACTCTAGATCCATCTCTGGCATTTCTAAGTCCATCTCAAAATCCATCTCAAAGTCTAGCTCTAGTTCTAGTTCTACGGACTCATATGTATCTTCGTTTGTGTCTCCTCCGTCTATGGGTTCAAAATCTAAGTTACCGTCTGGTTGTTCTACTGGTATATTATTATCAAAGATTTCTTTTACTATTTCTATTTCTGTTTCAGTAGCACCGTCATTATGTAGTACATATTGTTCAACTGTCGTTATTGACTGTAGTACAATCTGACTCACTACGTTATACAACACATTGATCGTCACATCATCAAACATTGGCCCTACAGCCAAGTTGATATCTCTGCCTCCTACTTCAACGATGAGAGAAGTAAGAGAATCAGCAAAGTCAAAACCACCAGTGTACTCTGCATATCCGCTTGATACACCTGCTGCTGATAGTACGTCTGTTCCTGCGAAAGCGGTAGTAGTTCCATCTTTACCTGTAATGTGCATATAGATACTGTCACTAGCATCTTGTTTGTCTACTTTAATGGTATAAGTTGTTCTTCCACCTTTTTCTATATTTAGACTAGATATATTTATCGTTTGTATAAAAGTTGTACCCATGTTAGGTACACCCATTGTAGATGTTGAGTTACCACTTCCAGTTATCATTGCACATCTATCTGTGCCTAAACTACCACACGAATTGCCAGTTGGCATACTTGCTGGGCCTTGACCTCCCCAATCACTGTCCATATCACCTTGTTTGCTAGATGATACATAGGTAGAGTCAGATGATATAAGGTTACCTGAGTCTTCATTAGTTACTGTATCAGTTGTCGTTACAGTTGTTGTTACAGTAGTCGTTAAAGTTCCTTGTCCATCGTTTTGTGTTGTCTCTGTTACAGTCTCTACAATCGTTTCTAGTACTGTAGGATCACAAAGACCTACCGTTCCTGATGGACATATCTCTTCTGCCTTAGATAAGGAGCAGCATAAGGATAGCACCAATAGGTTTAAACCACATATGCTTTGTACCTTCATTATCTACTGGCCTTTTCTTAGGTTTATTCTTTCTTAGTTCTCTTTCTTTTTTAGCTTTAGCTATCTCAGCTTGTTTTTCTTTATCAGCTTTAGCTAATGCTAGTTCTTCTTGTTTTTCTTCTTCACGTAACCGTATCTCTGACTCATCAGGCATAATGTTTAGATTACTTTCCCATGCAGCCTTGGCTTCGTTACCTATCTTACCCATGAAGGGGCAGGGAGTGCCTGACATCCACATTGCGTCAAAGACACGATGATCTCTGCAGAGGGTGGACACTGCAGCTACCTTCATTCCCATACCGTAAAGAGAACGTGCAAGCTTTATACGCTCACAGTTCTCATCTGTAATCGTTATACCTGTAGCGACACCTAATACTTGCGTCTGTATGCTGGCTGCTGCGCCTGACTTACAGATGTCTGAATTATTTACTACTACTGACGGTGCAGAAGCAGTAGGTGGAGCCTTGTCAGTTACGACAGTGCTAGATACAGTGTTACTGTCGGCTGCATACGCCATACTACACGACAGAAGTAGTAGTACAAAGAGTGCATAGGACAGTATATGTCGCATACTTAGCCTACTACAGTGTTATATGCTAATACACAGATAACTATTGCAGCTACAATGATTAGTTTATTCTCTTTTATCCAAGTCCATGATGCTTTCATGTTATATTCCTTTTAAAATTACTAAAAATAGTCTTGTCCTTTAATGTATTGTCGCTTTCTGTCGGGGTCAAGTACCTCTCTTCTAGTTAAATGACCTTCCACGTACATAGCTCTTTCTACATGGTCTAACGTATACCACTTTCCTGTGTCATCATAGATGGCTCTACGTACATAGAACACATCTGACTTAGGAATGTGTACCTTATTTACTCCTCTTACGTCATTATTAGCTAAAGTTCTGTAAAACTCCTCAATGACAGACTCTGTTGCATATAGTTTTACTTTATTTTTGTTCATTGTCAATACTTATTTAGAGGGTAAAGGTAAAAAGTGTCGCAAAATACAACTAATTGTACGTTACGACACCTAAGTTACAACTTAATTACATAGATTAAGTCTTATTATAGGAGTTATACAGTTATAACTAATAATAAAACTATATCATATACAAATATATATGTCAACACCTGTAGTTTAACTCTTAAAGTTTAATGACCTAAGTCCAGATGTCTTTTAGTTACTATGTTTTTATTTATTACATTTTTATTTGACTTTAAAGTTTAACTACCTCCTGCTCCTGCTACGCAGTTATACATATTTTAGAGGCTGTGTCAATAGAAAAACGTATATAGTGCGACAATATGTACCACATACTATTATTATACTAGTTAGTACACTTTAATTGTGATCACATTCTAGTTTACACCTACATATTGTGTCAATCCATAGATATAAATAGCTTCAAGAGCAAAAAACCTCGTGTGTGTACTTGTGTATATACGTATAACGTATAGACCCCCCCTGTCCCTCGCCCCCCTTGCCTATCGACTAGTCAAAATTCTGTAGAATATCTATTGGCTAGGCTAGTAGATTGATAACTAATAATATTACTAGTGATTATCTATCACTTGCCTAATAAGAATATCTAGAAAGCACGATAAAAAAGAATTGAATGTTTAGTTTTAAAATTCATGCATACTACACCCCCCTAAAAAGTTATTCTAAAATAGGTATACCCCCCCTAAAAAAATATTCCCTACCGTAGGGAAAACTTTTTATTTGACACTGTTGAGAATTGCCCTATGCTAGTCAGTAGTTATACAAGACGTATAGCGTTTAACCTTTTAACAATCGGAGATTAATTATGACAAAATCAAACACAGCAAAAAAAGTACAAGCCCCAGTCGTTTCAGTAGACGGTCTAGTACATATTGGAAAAGATAAGTTTAGCCGCATTGATGCTGTTAACGTGATAGTGGACAACTTGAACGCTATGGCAAGCGATCAGATAGCTATCAAATCTTTTGGATTAAAGAATATTGATAGAATTATAATGAATGGTAAATACGATCTAGCTATTGAAGCTTCATTCGATACTACAGTGAATTATAAAAAGTGGAAAAGAGAAGCAAAAGATTTACCAGAGATTTATGTGCTAGCTAGTCAACGCCTATCTGAAATGCGAAATATAGCCGCTAATGCTCGAATAGCGAAACGCCTAGTTAAAGATAATCCAGAACTAGGTAACTTTGGTTCGCAAAAGATACTCAACACTTGTAAGAAAGATCCGAAATTTAAATCTATTAGCGGCAAACGGAAAAAACCTACTGTAAAAGTTAAAAGTAAAATTACGGCTAAGACAATAGCTACTGATTTACTAGCTACTCTTAAGGCTAATAATATCGAATTGAAAAGCTTCTTAGTAGAGATAACTAATCTAACTAAGTAAGCCTATAGCCCCCCCTAAAGGGGGGCTTATTAGCTACCCTATAGAGTTACACTATAGCCCCCCCTAAAGGGGGGCTTATTAGTTTGTATTCATAAGCTGTAAAGATAAGCTTTATAGTTTAACGTAGAAACTAATTAAGGAGTATAAAGAATGCTACATACATTTTTATTGAGACTGTTAATTTCAATAGCTATTATATTTTGTATAGTTTTAACTATAATGCTGGCTATATCTTTCGGTATGTTTTTAAGTGTACCTTGATAGCTAAAATTATTCCCTACCGTAGGGAAAACTTAGAGCGTAACCTATGCCTATTGACTATCAATATGTTTTAGTTGTATGACTAATGGTACGCATAAATTTTAATTAAATATTAAGGAGAATAAAATAATGGACTATGATATGCCCGAAATTACAATAATGAAACGAGTAGATAATTTTATTGATGCATCTTATGATAAACAATTATTTGTAGAAGAAAAGAACGTGCATGGCACGACAAGATTTTATCCTGATTGTAGTGTCAGTAAATTCTTATTACTTATTAAACGTAGAACTTCTTTTAATGAAGATGACTTGAAAGAGTTAAATAAATATGGCTTCTCTTTTCACAAGAAATCTAAAGCTATATTCTTTAATAGAAAAGGAGATAGATTATCATGATTATATATGATGGCGCATCTATGATTGATGGCGTACCTATTATCTGTATTGCTACAGGTTTTAAATCTAATTCAAGTAACATAAAAACTGGTAGCATGATCCAGACTTGGATACTCGTA